TCAAGCTGTTTTTCTTCTCAAAATCGTTAAAGTTCTGCGTTGGGTGCCATCCATTTCGTTCACTCTATTGGAAAATTCCACGAGTTTTTCGACATCAGGTGCAGAGTAGTGGGTTGTAACACTCTTAGACTTATGGCCTAACAATGTTTTACGGTCTTCCTCCACAACGCCAGCCGCTCTCAGTCTATAACCGAAAGTGTGCTTTAAGTCGTGAACCCTTAGGTTAACCAATCCGCCACTTGCTTTTGTCTGTGTCTCTTTCTCAAAACGAATCGCTGTTCTTACTCTCGCTTTCTTCCATGCTGAGTTAAGCATTCTCGTTAACGGATTTCCCTTGTACGTAAAAACGTAGATAGGATGTTTGCCACGTTGTTTCTGAATAACTTCTCGAGCAACGTCATTAAGAACAACAAGGCGTTCTTCTCCATTCTTAACACCACCGTGTCCACTACGGCCTCCAAAGTCTTCGGGAATGAGAAATACACTCTTACTGATCTCAGGAATGTAAATTTCCCAATCCCAACGTAAATTACACACTTCTTGCTCACGTGTACCTGTATTGACTTTGAAAAGGGCCATGTTGCGTAAATGCTCTGGCAATTCTCCCATCAGTATTCTCTGCTCAAACCAAGAAATAGGATAGGGCTTTCTTTTATCCTCTTTCTCGTTTAGCTTTGAGATCGATGGTGGAATATCAAGCCACGTTACACCGTTTTCATCTCTCCACTTTCTTGCTGAGAGATTCAATATTCTGATAACAAGCTCCAGAGCGATATTAACAGTCCTGTTTTTAACACCGTTTTTTGTTTGCACGGTATCACCATGCTTTTTACGGTGTTCGATATACTTCCTTAACGTTCCGTCGTGGATATTTCGTAACGTCAATTTACCAATAAACGGCATTAATGATTCAAGCATGACAATCGTCATATCAATACTTGGTTTATTTTCGTTTTCCGAAATATATCTAACTGCCGCTTCAGCAAAAGTTCGATCTTTGCGAATGCCAAAATCCATAGCTTTGTCAATCTCAGCCATCTTTTGTATTAAGACTGCTTCCGCTTCCTTTCTTTCATCCGTGTAACAAGAACATCGAATCGTTTTACCTCGATATTGTTTGTGGATGTACCAAATTCCATTTCTGTTTTTGAGTCCTGTGAGCTTCCGACCCATGGTTTACCTCCATTAAGTCGCTTGTCGCGACTCCCATTTTTATCTTTTTCTTTAAATAGATCAATCGATCCGCTTTTTATTCTCTCTATCAAATCATCCAGATCGTTTTTATCAAACGCCCATATTGGAATATCACCGCGTCGCTCATAAAAGTTATCATAAGCCTTTAAATGCGGCTTATACCTTGTTTTAAAAGTGTTAACACTACACCCAAGATATGCCGCAGCCTGTTCTTGTTTCATCATTCTTGGAACTATCATTCATACCTCCATTTAAAAAGCCGTCATGGACGGCTTAATAAAGCATTTCGTTATTACGTTCTTTGAGTGGCACTCTTACTTCAAATTGGATTGCTGCACAAACAATTAATTCTGGACGATCTCCCATTTTCCTATCTCCGAGCATTTTTCATGGCATCAAGCCAAGCTTGAGCGTCTTCTTCACTGTAAAATAATGAACCGCTTTCTAGCATTTTTCTGTGCTTATCTCTATTAGCATCAAAATAGAATCTAATAATTGTTGAGTTACCTCTTTTAAAGACCTCTTGATTGTGGTGTGCTGTTTTGATTGGAGCGGGCAAAGTAAGTGTTACTGTTGGACGTGGTTCTTCGTACATTCCGATAATGTCTAATCCGTCACCTCCGCATGACGCATACAGTCCATTTTTATACCACCCTATGAGACTATCTCTACCGCGATCATCAATAACATATCCGATCATTGCACATTCTTCACAAACTGGATTTTCTAATACAAATTTAACAAACGCTTTTTTACCATTTCTAAGCACAACTGGCTCACCGGCTAACGCTTTTTCCAAGTCGAATTTTTTCATTTTTAATCCTTTCTTTTGGGAATAAAAAACCGCACAAAAGTGCGGTCGGTTTCTGGGGAGTTTTAATTGAGTAGGTTATTTACGGCTTTAACGAGTGCTAAGCGTTCGGTGTTAGAGTGAACGTACTTCTTCGCTTTTGCCATAACCTGTTCTAAAGGATGTTTGAAGTTGTAGAGATATTGTCCGCCAATTTGGCTTTCCATTAACTTGGCAATACTTGTATTCTGCAATTTCTCTTGCATTTCGTATGCTTGGAAACAGTAGCTATACAACTGGATAATTAAAGCTAGCGTTTCTTCGCTGTTTTGAATGGCTGTGAGGTTTAAATCAGGTTCAGGCAAAGCAAGTTGTTGTGGTTGTTCAACTTGATTTAAAAATGCTCGCAACACGATTAGATGAAATGCAGGGCTTATCCAAGCTGCATAGGCGATAACAAGTTCTTTACAAGCCCAAGTGCCTTGTTTTGAAATATCAGCACCGCCACGTATTGTTTTCAAAGCGAAGATCGTTTTTGTGCTTCGCTCATTTTCAATCTCTTTCACAAGTTCTTTAGTTTGTTCATTTCGAGCGAATAGGCTTGGTCGATGTTTTACATCGTTTCCACTAGCAAAATGAAGATCGTTTAAAGAATAGAGATTATCTAAAGTGCGAATAGATTTTGATAAGATTTGTAGATTAGTCATTTTGATTTCCTTTACTGTTTTTCGAAATTTACCCAGTTTCGACACTGGGCGTCGGGAGGTTCGAAAGCCTGTAAAGGTTAGGCTGGAGTTATTCCGCTTGCGCGTATTGTATTCCTCACCCTCCCGACATAGTCAGGATTACGGATATAAAAAAAGTCGCTCTTGGCGACCAGTTACACTATCCGCCTTTACTAGGTTTCGACACCTTGAGGCAGATAGTAAAATAAAAGGGTGGTGGTTGTCAAATAAAAGATTAAGTGAAAGGATAAGGATTAGGGGCAAGTGATTCTTTGTCACATAATTTATGATATATTGCAATTGCTTGTTTACGATTAGAGGCTGTTACACCAGCTAATTTAGGGTCCTGATATAAAAATGTATCTCCATTATTATGAAAAGCGTCATCTCGTTCATCTTGTAACTGTTCAGCCTCCCAAATAGCACTCTCTTCATTAATTCCATTTTCTGAGATCTGATTAGCTGCTTCCCATAAAATGCATCTTCTTCTATCATCTTCATCATCTTGCATTTGCTGATTTAAACGCCAGTCATCCATAGATTACTCCTATATAATTAGTATAAGATTGATATATTATTATGCTTTATATTTTCCATTTGATCACTTAGTAGGTGATCGGGCTTCAACTACTGCTCATAGACAGCGGAGCTTATTTCCACAAGGGTATTGTATTAGGCTCTCTCGACCCGATCATTGATCGGTCTAACACTAAATTCTAGGCATAAAAAAACCGCTATGCTATCGGGTGCGGATTACCGCTATGAGTTGTAGTGCGGTTATCTTAATCCGAAAGAGCGGTGGTTGTCAATTTAGATTTTGTTCATTGAATTGTTTAATTTTAATATTTTGTAGATGACTGGCTCTTCATCAATATATTCAACTAAAACATCAACTAAGAAAATTTTATGGTACGGGTATTCTTCATTTAATATCATTTTTTCTTTGAGTGTCTTGTCTTCAAATTTTACTCGTACAGGCTTTTGTGATACTGCAGGAATAATAGCTCTATCGTGTGCTTTGCTTTGAGCATCTGCGGTGGATGACCAGTATAGTGTCGTGTTTTGTAAAGTGTTTTCTTCTCGCTCTTTGAGTAGTTTTAATTCTCGGTTAATATTGTTTTGTGCCAATCCTGCAAGTGCATTGTCTGCGTGTAGATGTATATGTACATCGCCTTGATTATTAGAAACTTGTAAATTGAATTGTGCTTTAGGATCGATTGCGATAGGCTCTAAAATGTTATTGGCATTTTTCAACATATTCGCAGTAAGGCGTTCAGGCTTTTCGCCTCTATTCATTGCCCAATCTAAAATATTTTTCAAGTGCCCTCCAAATTCAAGAATTGCATTTGCTTGCTCAATAAGTGAATATGTGCTTGATACTAGTGCTGCAAGCTCAATAAGGAAGCAGCCTTGTGTGATTTTTTCTACATAGATATGCTGTTCACAGGGTTCAATATCAATTTTGTTGTCTTGTATAAATTGGCGATATTCTGCGGCAATACCTTCCATACTTTGACAAAAAACTGATAGCTGCAATGGCTCGCTATTATCAATTTCGATTAGTAGTTTCATATTTTTATCTATTGTGTAATGTGTTTCAGCAACCATAACCCACCTCAAATTTTAGACACAAAAAAAGCCGTTATTGAACGGCTTGAGGCAGATAGTAAAATAAAAGGGTGTATTATGTCAATATTAACTTACTTTAGGTCTTCCACATATTTCCGCATATTGATTGATTTGATCAACTAACTCTAAGGCTTCATCGTTAATTTTGATAAATTGTTCCAACATTTCAGTGATTTCAGCGGATGTTTTCTTTAAGCTAGTAGCACTAATTCCTTGTAAATGTTGACTAGCATCTATAATTTTTCCAGCGAATATTTCTCGCTTTTCAGTTAATTTTGCTAATTTCTCTTTAGCTTCAATATATCTGCCGAGAGCTTCGTATTTGTTCATTGTTTTCTCCAAATTTTAGGTATAAAAAAAGCCGTTATTAAACGGCTTGTAGTGCGGTTATCTTAATCCGAAAGAGCGGTGGTTGTCAATAAAAAAGCCCGAATAATCGGGCTATTTAAGGATTCTGCTTTTAGCCACTTCAATAAGTAGCTTGAACTCATGATGTGTTTTTTCATCATGAACATTTTTAGAATACTCTAAAAACTCATCAGTCGTTCCACAGAAGCTATCATACGCAACAATCAATCCATCTCTACCATTAAATACTGTAATTGTTTCATCTGTAAAGCCAACATGGGACGCAAAGAAGATCATTTTTCCTGTCGATATAGTTGCAAATCCTTCAACTCGAGCATCACCACTTACAAGAACTTTACCAAACACTCTAGCATTACCACGCACCCAAGCATTGCCATATATAAAAGAATTTCCATACACTTGAGCATTGTCTAACACATAAGCATCTCCATACACTTGAGCATCTTCAAATACCCAAGCGTTGTTATATATTCTAGCATTGCCAAATACCCAAGCATTACCAGACACAAGAGCATTATCAGACACAAAAGCATTGTCATACACCAAAGCGTTGTCTGCCACCCAGGCGTTGCCGTCATGATCTAGGTTATTCTCGCTTTCTATATATCCACCAAGTTGTCCCGCGATAATATCCCCGAATCGCCTTAATGCCCTAATGCGATAAAGAGTTTTGTTTTCAAATTTGACCATGTCATTTTTAAGTAACTCATACTTTTTCATATTTTTACCCAGCAAGAAAAACCACCAAATAGCATTATAACTCTTTTTTTGGTTAATAAAAAAGCCACTGTTTATTTAGTGGCTTGCTCTCTGGCTTTGTTAAGATGCTCACTTTCACACTCTTTAATTAAAGTCATTTGATAATCGTTATAAGCAAAGAATTTATCGCCGTTCCAGCCGCAACTGCATTTTGGCTGAATGTATGACATCTCATATTTCCCGCCAGACTCTCGAGTAATTTCATGTTCCATTTTTTATTCCTTTTTTGATTTTTTATCGAAAACGTGCAACTCAGAACGGGATATTATCCTCTTCAAAGTTATTTGTTTGTTGAGGTGCAGAATATAATTGATTTTGTGCAGATACTGCTTGCTGTTGAGTGTTACGGCTGTCTTTATCTTTATAATGTTCTACAAGCCACTGAATGCGTTCAGGTGCTTTATTTTCTAAATGCTCTGATAATGTTTTACGTGTTTGAGCACCAAAAGGACATACAATTTGCAATCTATATCCATCCTGTCCATTATTTTTTGTATATAATTCTTTTTGTAAGAATAACCCAACTTTTTTACCTGTCAGTTCTGGAGCAATATCGCAATCGTTACTACGAGATACACTTAATTGCTGTGTATTAGTACAGCCCATTATCGCTTGAATAAGATTAACACCATTCTGTAATGAATCACCATTCTTAGATTTATAAAAAATGCTAATGTAATCACCCTTCAATCCATCTTCTGTTTCCACAGAAAACTCTAATGCTTCTGCTCCATTTGTTGAGCGGGTGTATTTTGCTTGTAAAATCTTAACAACATAGGCACCAGTTTCAGTGATGAAATTAGATTGCCCAGCTTTCAGTGCTTGTTCTTGATTGTAAGTGAATGTAATTGCCATAATTAGTTTCCTTCTTGTTTTGTTGCTGAATTAATGCCGTAATAGTCTCGAATATAGTCATCAACTAGATCTAAATTGTTGTCAATGACTTGTTCTGGAAATAATCCCATTGGACTTTTCACAGTGTCTTGACCGTTATTTTGAGTTGTGAAAAAGTACTTCCCATCAGTAACTTGAGTTCGTAAACATATAGTTACCATTCCCTCTAAAGTTATTTTTTCATCAAGCATTTTGCCAATTGTTTTAATCTTCGTGCGACCGTACTCATCAGTTTGCGTATGAGCAAGAATATATACCCTTTTATGAGAGGGGAGGGTCGTCGCTTTCTCGAAAATATCCCAAGCATTGCGACCTATGTCTGTAAATTTGTCATAACTTTTCTCTCTACTTCGCCGCATAAACTCGTTTGCCATGATGTATTGGAAATCATCAATCACAATAATATCTTTTTGTGTTCGTTCCATAGCTTTACAGATAGTTTCACTTTGGTCAGTAATGAAAATTGAACCAGTGGGATTTTCTTTATTACATATCGTCCAGTTTGTTGAGCGGAAAGGTAGGGGTTTATGAATAGATTGAATTAATAACACTTTATCAGGATCTAAATCTCGTAAACTTGTACTTTTACCTGTGCCACTTTCACCTAAAATTAGGGTCGCTATACTCATTTTTTACTCCATAAAAGTCATTCGTTTATATACTTGTCGCACACGCTCAACATCTTTTGCGCAATATTCTGCGACTTCATTAATCTTGCCTGCTTGCACAAAATCCCAAACTTTTGAGCCGTCAATATCGCCTTTTTGTTCAATACCAAGCACTTTGCATAGCTTGTCTAGTGATACAGTGCCTTTATATCCAGCCCATTCTGTCATCGTGTCAAAAGTGTTTATTTTGGTTTGAGTGTAATAAGGCTTCACGCCATTAATCACTGAACGTTGGAAGATAAAGCGATAATCAAAATTCACAATGTTATGACCAATGAAAACAGGAGCTGTCATAGATTTGTTTGCATGTTCTCGTAAGTAGTCATTAAAACGTTGCAGGATATCAATTTCTCGGTCTTCTGCTTGCCAATCCTCGCGATAGAAAAGCACCGGTTCCTGATCGTCAATCGCAACACCAATAACTACAATTTCACCAAAAGCACCATCTAAAGATGTTTTATTTACCGCTTCGTCTTTATTTTCAGCCATCCATTTATCAATCGTTTCCTGATTTTTATAGTTGGCAGGTGGTTTTAAGTTCTCGCACACATATTCTTGGAAATCTTTGTTTTGTGTTGGGATGGTTTCAATATCAATATAAACTTTCATGATTCAACCTCTTAGAATGGAAATGTTGTGTTGTATTTTTGTAAGATTCGATAAATTGAGTTAGTGTCAATTTCACCGTTAAAGATCCACTTTTTAAGCTGTCTCAACTTTTTCTTTCTCTTCATTTCATAAATGCGATCTGTTTTCTTTCTGTTCACTTGCTCGGTCATAATTAACCTCTGTCGCCGTTGTGATATTTGATATCTTGCTCAACGAACTGACCATTATCTAAATCATCAGGATCGTCTTCTGGTTCTTTTTTCTGCTCAAACTGTGCGTAGTAGTCTTGATCGCTGTCGCACTGCCAAGCGGGTAAAAATCGTTTGCTTTTCATCTTCTAAATCCATCAAATATAGAATGCCCTAGCTGGCTTACATGAGGCGTTTAGAAACTCCTCTCTGCTTTTCTGCCGTTGTTTTATTGCTGTTTCGCATAAATCCTTGCTAGCAAAATTGCGTTGCCAACCTGTTTTGCTTTTTCCAAATTGCTCATAAACAACAAACCCCAGTCCTTTTGGATGGGGTTCGATAGAGTAGGAGAGTGTCTTGTCACTTTTCTTTCTAGCGCGTGCCATTTAAAAACTCCTGTTGTTCCATTGCGTAAACTCTGAGATAAATTAGTTGTTCACTTGCTAAGTTTGGTGGAATATCACCGTATTCCTGCGCCCATTCATCTTTCGCTTCGCGTTCCATTTCAGCTAATTGTTCTTTGCTGATTTCAGCACTCAGATAGTGATTGTAATAATCTGTTTCTTGTTCGTTTGCTGATACTGGATGACAACCAATACCAAGAATAAGCGCAAGAATGAATGCGCCTGTGATACTCCATAGATTGATGTGTTTCATAATCGTTTCCTTTTTGTTCAATTTGCTGAATTTTGAGTGCAGAAAACCGCCACACGATAAAGTGCGGTCGGTTTTCAGTGAGTTTTAATTGAGTAGGTTGTTTACGGCTTTAACGAGTGCTAAGCGTTCGGTGTTAGAGTGAACGTACTTCTTCGCTTTTGCCATAACCTGTTCTAAAGGATGTTTGAAGTTGTAGAGATATTGTCCGCCAATTTGGCTTTCCATTAACTTGGCAATACTTGTATTCTGCAATTTCTCTTGCATTTCGTATGCTTGGAAACAGTAGCTATACAACTGGATAATTAAAGCTAGCGTTTCTTCGCTGTTTTGAATGGCTGTGAGGTTTAAATCAGGTTCAGGCAAAGCAAGTTGTTGTGACTGAACTTCATATTTCCCTGTTTTTCTGATTTGGGGTAGGACTTCTTCAAATACCCAAGTTTCAAAGGGTTCTGCCTCAGGTTTGCGTGATTTGATGATCAGGCGGTATAAATTTGGTTCATTAATAAAAATCATCTCTTGTTCACCGCTTTGGGTAGGGGTGTATCGTTTCGATACACCCCCTTGTTTGCAATGTTTCTGAATTGTAGTTCTAGAGTTTTCATAACCTAGAATATTGCAAACATCAACACCACAGAACCAGTATTCTTGATTTGGATCTGTGATAACACGAACGGCTGAAGATTGAAAGTTGAATGATTGGAATTGAACTTGATTTGACATAATTTGTTACCTTTGCTTTTTCTGATATTTACCACTTCTGACAGTGGTGCCGAGAGGTTCAGAAACCTAGCAAAGGCTGGCGGTAAACGCTCATCTTTAGGCTGGAGTTATTCCCCGAAGGTATTGTATTCCTCGCCCTCTCGACTTAACAAGAATTTTGGATATAAAAAAATCGCTATTTTAGCGATCAATTTCTATCACGCCTTTACTTAGGTTCTGACACCTTGAGGCAGATAGTAAAATAAAAGGGCGGCGGGTGTCAACTTTAATTTATTCGTCAATCAATTCTTTCGTTTTTTGTGGGATATCTTTTACTTGCCCTTTAATACCTTCCACGGCTTTATCCAACCGCTTGCCGACACCATCAATGATGGTTTCGAGTGGGGTTGATTTTAGGTCGCGTTCAAATACTTTGGTTGGGTTAGAGCCTAAATTATCGACAGCAATTTGTAAGAGCTGCTCTTCCAATTCAGGCGATTGTTCTTGGACTTGTTTACGATAACCTTCAAATGCCATTGCAGAGGAATATTTATAGCCATAATCTTCACGTAGGCGGAATAGATAGGCACGTTCTTTTGCTTTGATCCAAGCTACAATTAAAAAAGGCAAGGAAATAGCTGATTTAGCAAGAAATTGGGACCAGCTAAAGAATGTTGGTTCTAGTCTGTTTTGGGGAGTTATGAAGCTGGACTGGAATCCCCATAATGAAATTAATGCTGTAATGATGAGTGAACCAATAAGAAAACCATCAGCCCATTTCATTTTTGTATTAATGTCTTCCATTTGTTTTTTGAAAGAGCCTGCCATACTTGCACGGTTAGCATCTTCAATAATTTCTTGAATATCTTCACGTTGTTTTTTGAATAGTTTGATCATTTCTTCGATCTCCTTGTGGTATTGTTCCACTTTGGGCTTGTTGGTTTCGGCTGTGGTTGCCATGGTGGTGATTTTGGTCAGGTTATTCTGTGCGGTTGTTGCATAGCTAGAAATATCGTTACTCAAAGTGTCTGATTTTTCGTACCATTCGGCAATTTCATCAGCTTGGGATTGGGCTGTGTCATAAGATGTTTTGAGTGTAGTTAGTGATGTTTTGAGCGTTTGAAATTCGGCTCTATCTTTTATTAACTGTGTTTCTAATTTAGTATGCTCAACCAATTTTGCTCTAGCTGTTTCTATATCCGAAGCTAATGCAGAAAGTTCTTCCTCTGAACGTATTTGACCTTTCACCTCGAGTAAATAACTTTGTTTGATGAGATTCTTTAAGCGAATAAAATACCCCATCATTCTCAATTCTTCATTCGAGTCCCAAGAAGTTTTTTTAACTAATCGATGAATATTTGCAATCAATTTGAGTGAGAGTCTTTTTATATAAATAATCTCTATTTTATTATTAACATTTTCTAGTTTTGCTATCATTGGGTAGAGATTGTTTATTTCTTGAATAATATCTGTAAATGTAATAATTTCAAGAAACTCACTATCCCTTGAAAATTCATCTTCAAATCTGTGTTTTAGTTTTGTTAATTCGGCTTTTACAGTTTTCATTTTCTTTTTCCTTAATTCTTAGATTAAAAAACGTATGAATACGGTTTGGAAAAAGCTTAATCAGAAAGGGGATTGGTTGTCAAATGAGGTTTTTTAACGAGAACCACAAAACTCGCCCTTACTTGTCACCACAACACATAAGGAATTGATTTTATTTTGTGCTAGCTGTATATTTTTAATACCACAACACAAAATAAGGATTAAGTTATGAAGAAATCAACAGCTGACTTTTTAGCTTATGAATTTGCAAAGGCTCATTATGATAAAGCTGGGTTAAACTTTCATAAAAGTAACGCAAAAGCCATCGGTGAGTTTATTGCCGCACTATCATCTGAATTTCAAGAAAAGCTTGATGATTTTGATAGTGACACCGTAGAAAAATTTAAGAATTTATCAAAATAAACGCTTTCTTAAGTTCTTCTGCAAAATTTAAAACATCACCTCTATCGCATTTTGCGTGATGTAAGATGGTTTCCCAGATTTGTTCTTTAACTTCTTTGGGTAGTTTGTTTTTATTTTCTTCAGCTTCAATAACAGTAATTACTACTTTCATATTTATATCCTTTTATCTGATTAATTCTCTACACCCCAATCTACGTTTCTGTACAGTTCTTACCGTATTAACGCTTGATTGCCCTTTGTTACAGTTATAATTCGCAATATCAGTTAGTTTTTTAGCTTTAACTGGAACATCTATTAAAGCCGCATTAATGCGATTAGACTGCTTTTTACTGCATAACTGCTTTTGTCTTTCTCTAAGACGTTTTGCTTGTTTTAGCATTTTTGATACTTTCATATCGTTTGCTCCTTTCTCTCTCATTTGAAAGCGTATTCTTATTATTTAAATGCGCTTTAAAATAAGTCTTGATTTATGTCGCTAGCACGTGGAGGTCTTAATCAAGTAACCTTAATCCACTTAACCAAATTGTGTCGCAATCACAGACTACTTAATCAATAAGGCTATATTTGATTAAATTGTGATGTGTAGATTTTTAAAGAACATTGAGATGTGTATCTCGTTTTGTTGTGGGTAATTTAGCAAATGCTAAATATTTAGTAAAGAGTTTATTTAGTAAAATTTAGTTAAAATTTGTATAATGTTTAGTAAAAAGTTGATTTCCAAAGAAAAATATTTTTGAAATTTTTTGATTAATTGCTGAATTTGTGAGCTATGTCACAGAAAAGAGGGGGCTTTAAAAACAAAGCATAAAAGGATTTGTGAATCAAAAATTGGGCAATTTGATTGGCTAATGAATTGAGGGTAAAGAAAAACCGCCATGCTGGCGGTTGTGATTGTAATTATTCTTGTGGTAGCTCTAACATGATCCCTGAGGCATTTCCTTTCTCTATATTGCCTTGATAACTCTTAAAATCTGCCAGAATATAAAGTGGTTTATTATCTCTAAATGCTTCAAAAATCAAATCTGTTTCTTCTTTATCAATGAAAGATGTATCTACATTCACTGGAAATGTATAGTTTCCACCAGGAAGTCTGCAAGTGACAATATATTTATCGTTTGATTTTTTAACTGATTCAATTTCTACTTTCTGTATCTTGCTGTCATTATCCAATTTTCTACGTGGGCGGCGAGTTATTGCTGCAATTTCTTCTTGATTTAAAATAACATCATATTCTTCTTCATCAAAAACAGATGCTTTGAATTGAGTAGGATTATTGTAAGTTCTTAAATGTTCAACAAACATTTCTTGGGCGCGTTTGTTCAGATTAGCCATTTCCTTTGTGACTTCTGCAAATTTATCTACTGTTTCATTCTTTGTAGCTTCTTCGGCTTTCTTCTCTTCTTTTTGGCAATAACGATCGTATAGCTTATACCCAAGTGTGCATAAAATTATCAATGTTACTGATATAAACAATTGTGTGCCATTCATTTTGTCAATCGTGTGTTTCATTAGATTTGTAGCAATATTGGATGCAACTTCATTTATATCAACATTCCATTCAGTGCAACCATCATTAACCACAAAGGTTAATTTCAATTTAGCACGATCTTCATCACTCAATCGCGCAAGATTTTCTTCTTTATATTTAGAAATACAATATAATCTTAGCAAGTTGTCGTGGAAATTTACAAGAGAATAACAAAGATCTGAGTTAATTTCTCCATTATAAGATTTACCATTTACTTTAACTTTTACATTTGTGATTTTAGATAAATCAATATCAGTTATTTTGATATTATCATCAAGATTTATTCTGTCCAATAATTCAAATAGAGCATTAATAGATTTTATTTCTTCCATATCACTTCCTTGAAAGTACTAGTTAAACAAACACAAATACAGGTATTTCACCAACCACACACAACTAATCACAAAGCACAGACCACCAGAAGACTTACAACAAAACCGAATACCAAAATACTTTCCCGATCACTACAATTTCATCTAGGTTTACTATTTCATCTGGGTATGATGTTGAGTTAAAACTTCTGATCAATACTTGCTCATTTGGCATTTTGTTTAAAATTTTAATGCGCAATAATCCGCCGTGATTGATTGCGTAGATATTGTTATCACGAATAACTTTATTCCCCATATCTACACCAACAGTTGCTCCATCTGGTATTGCAGGTTCCATTGAGTCACCTTCCGCCACAACACAGACTGCATTTTCATATTGCACACCTTGTCTACGTAATGTTGCTTTAGAAAAGCGCAATTTAAAATTGTTATAGTCCATGATGTCATCTGCAAACCCATTACCAGCAGCAAGCCTAATATCTTGTAAAAATGGTACTTCGATATCTTCGTCATGAAGTGGGGTATTGCGATCCCACAAATCAAATGAGCCAATATCTTTTACATTAGATTCTATGCTGCTTTGTTTTATATCTAAGTAAAACGGTGGCATTCCATTTTCACTTTCTAATCTTCTTGCTGCCTTTTCACCAAATGATGGGGTCTTCCCACTAATTAACTGAGATACATAACTTCTATCTTTTTCAGGCACAACTTTGTCTGAAAACCATTTTTTTAGATTTTCTCTTCTTACTTGGGTTAGTTCGTTTTTATCTAAATTCATAGAGTACTCCTTTTCACCTTAATGTTATTTAGTAACAACTAAACTAGCAAATGCTAAATATTATTTACTTTTTCATTTATTAAATGCTAAACTGTATTTAGTTTTTAATATCGGAGGTGAAATGGAACTTAAAAACTACTTATCAAATCGCCCCCGCGGATTCAAAGCTGAGTTTGCTAGAAAGCTAGGCATTTCAAAGTCATTTCTTTGCCAGGTCGAAAAAGGATATTCAAAAGCCCCTATTGAGCTAGCTAAGAAAATCGAAAACCTAACTAGTGGGGCAGTAAAGAAAGCAGATATCCGCCCTGACGTATGGGGTTAACTTACCAACTAACTAATAAACAATCTTCAAGAAAAGGAATTATTTTTCATGAACAGCAAAGAAATACAGAGATTGTTACACCGAGATTGTAAGAACAGCTCAGGCGGTATTACTTCTCTTGCTTATACGTTAGAGAAGTCGCCAAACCTTCTTGGCAACAAACTCAACGTGGATTGCGAGCAGAATCAATTGAGCTTTATCGAAGCGATAGAGCTTATCGCAATGGTTCAAAGCAAGAAGACGATCTCAGCAATAGCGGCACAAATCGATCACATCGTTATACCTATACCGAAATGTGCTGATTGCGGTCAAGACGTTCTAGCAAGATTTCTAGATATTGCGGAATCAAGCGGACGAATTGGCAAAGAGATTAAAAGTGCGGTGAGTTCTGATTCAGAGCTTGGACGTAATTTATCTCAACGTGAGAAACAAAGAATCTTAGCAGAAGTGAATCAATTAATTGAGCAAGCTATCTGTTTAAAGATGGAATTGGGGCAATAAAAATGCCACTGCGGCAACAGTGGCTTTCCAGTATGCAATATTCGGAATTAAAAGGTAAAACCGATGGACAAATTATCTCAAAAAAATCAACAAAATTCAATATTTAAATCAATACCGAAAAGCAAACGACTGCGATGGCTCATCTTTGAGGAATATAAGCAAAGAATCGCAAACGTTGGTTTAACCCATACACAGTATGAGCAAAGAATCAGAGCAGCAGTTAAGGAGTTAGGTATATGAGCAACGTATTAAGACTAGATGATTACAGAGAGAAAATCGCACAAGAAAAACCGATAAAAGAGGTTAAGAAAGTGAGTATTGATGACGGTTATACTGCCATTCCAAACGAATTACTGGAGTCAATTTTAAAGTCAGGCGTGCTTGGCTGGAAAGGTTCTTATTTATTGGCGACAGTATTAAAAACTCTTAAATGGCATAAAAAAAGTGACTGGTTCTCACATTCTCAAGTGTGTGAAATGATGGGAATTGAGGCTAACAAATATCATATCAATCAACTTTCCGCTGCTAGAAGTGAATTAATCAAGGCAAAAATACTGTTTGAAAAAGGTAGAAATACTGGTGTTAATTTAGCTGTTTTTGAATGGTCAATGATAATTCCCGATAAAGTAGGGAAATCCCGAAAATCTAGGGATTTAATTCCCGAAAATGTAGGGAACACATATCCCGAAAATGTAGGGAACACAAAAGAAACTCTTACAAAAGAAAAAATAAATATAACCCCCTTACCCCCTAAAGGTGAATCAGCTAACGCTGATGGCGAAAGAAATGCCAAAGAAGATTTATCTCCTAAAAATAAAAAAAATCGTTCTGCTGAAAAAATCGATTATCAAGGCGTTATTGATGCGTTCAACGAAGCTAACACTGAAAACGGTTCTAAATTGCCATTTGTTAGAGAATTATCAGACAAACGAAAAACAAGCATTAAAAAATTCCTCTTGTCACTGAAAGAGCCTACCGCGAAATGTGCAGGTAATTATTTTAGTGCCTTGTTCTCAATGCTAAGACCTTTCCATTTTGGTGAAGAAAAAAATTCAACTTGGAAAGCAAATTTTGATTGGGCAATTCGTGGCGAAACTGTGATTAAAGTGCGTGAGGAGAACCTGTAATGAGTACACAAATTCAAACAGTCCCTTACAACTTGCAGGCAGAACAATCTGTACTTGGTGCAATCATGATGGATGCTAACGGTGAGAGAAGTGCGACAGTTTTTGCGATGTTAAAACCTGAAAGTTTCCATGTGCCAGCACACAAAAAAATCTATGAAGAAATGCTTTTCTTGGCGAGAAATAATCAACCGATCGATTTAATGACTATTGATTCACGTTTAAGAGCAATTGGTATTATCGAGCAAATTGGCGGTATGGCGTACCTCGCAGAAATGTCAAAAAACACTGTCAGTATCGCTAATATTTCAACGTATGCGCAGATTGTGCGAGATGAAGCAATTAAACGTTTTACCTTTACTAAGTTACAAGACTGCCAAGAAATGGTGCTTTCTAGTAATGGTTTGAACGCACAAGAAAGACTTGATGCAGTTAGTCGCTTAATGTCTGAGATTGCGGATTATGGACGTACAGGAGCAACAAAAGGCTTACGTACAGCAAGAGAGGTTGGTGGTGAATGGTTAGGTAGTTACCAAGAGCGATTAGAAAATCCAAGTGCTACAAGAGGACTTACAACTGGGCTTACGGCACTTGATGATTTACTTGGTGCGAAAGGACTAGTTAAACAATCGTTAGTTGTGGTTGGCGCAAGACCTAAATGCGGCAAAACTGCTTTCTATGGCATGGTTGCAGAAAACTGCATTATCAATGAGAAAAAGCCAGCACTTTTATTTAGCCTAGAAATGTCAGGGCAATTAATCTTTGAAAGATTGATCGGACAGAATGGAAATATCAATACCACCGCATTTTATGAACACGATCCAGATGTCATCTTTCACAAATATCACACTACGCAAGAATCACTTATTAACCGCGCAAGTAATGCAGTAGGAGAGCTAATCAAAGACGATCTCTTGTATATCGACGACACACCGGGTGTTTCAATGGCTCATATCAGAAATGAATGCCGACGTATCAAGCGTGAGCGTGGTGACATTGGTTTGATCGCAGTCGATTATCTCACATTAATGAAAGCTGAAGATGCTGAACGCAACGATCTAGCTTACGGCAAAGTAACAAAAGAGCTTAAAAACCTCGCTCGTGAGATGGATTGCGTTGTTTTACTTCTTACACAGTTAAACCGAAAACTTGAAGATCGTGGCGATAAAAGACCTTTACCCAGCGATAGCCGAGATACAGGACAAATTGAGCAAGAGTGCGACTACTGGATCGGGTTATACAAAGAAAGTGTTTATAACGAATCAGCCGATAAATCATTAACAGAGGTGATTTTAAGACTTAATCGACACGGTGGTAGTGGCACAGTTTATGCCGATCAGCGTTTTGGTTCAATGTTCAATTGTGACCAAGACGAAGCAAAATTAAGAGCAGAACAATGCAAACCAGAGCCAAAGAAAGTTAAGAAAGGGGATTTTTAAGATATGGAAATTAAAAACCAGTTCTTCTTACGCTCAGAACAAGTGCGGTTAAATTGCCAGAATTTTATCGCACAACTCCCTATCGACGATGAAAAACCGCTAGTTGTCGATATTAAGCCAAGAACACGCAACCTCGAGCAAAACGCTAAATTCCATGCCATGTGCCAAGACATAGCTAATCAGCTTGAATTTATGGGGCGTAAGCTAACGATGGAACAATGGAAAGTGCTGTTTATTTCAGGTCATGCGATGGCCACCAATGAAAAAGCAGATGTTGTACCGGGTTTAGAGGGGGAGTTTGTAAACATTCGCGAAAGTTCAGCAAGAATGAGTGTTAAACGCATGGCAAGCCTAATCGAATATGTGACGGCTTACGGTGTAAGTCATGGCGTTAGATTTAACGACAGATACGGATTTTGGGGGAAATAATGGAAGATTTTTTGATTGTAATTGTGTCACTGGGAATGTTGTTTCTGGGCTGTATGTTGATGGGTGATTTTTTATGACAACAAAGAAACCGAAGGAGCACAAATGCAAGGTATGCGGTAGCTACTTTGTAAAAAGTAAATCAACACAGAAAGTCTGTTCAGTTGATTGTGCTGTCAAGCTAAGCAAAGAAGAAGCGCGCAAGAAAAGAGAGAAAATTCAAAAGGCTGAACGTGTAGAAACAGCAAAGCGAATGAGAGCAAGAAAAGAAGCGTTAAAAACAAGAAGGGATTGGTTAAACAATTTACAAAAGATTTTTAATAAATTCATTAGATTACGAGATAGAGATGAGCCTTGTATTAGTTGCTGTCGTTATCATCAAGGGCAATGGCATGCTGGACATTATAAAACAGTCGGTTCATCACCAGAGCTAAGATTTGATGAAAAAAACGTCCATAAACAATGCTCTGCCTGTAATAACCATAAAAGTGGAAATGTTACAGAATACAGAATCAACCTCATTAGAAAGATTGGTGTTGAAGAAGTAGAAAGGTTAGAGAGAAAAGACCATCCACCACTAAAACTCACAAACGACGAAATCAAAGCAAAGATTGCGCTGTACAAAAACAAAATTAAAGAATTAGAGGGCAGGGAATGAAATTTAGTGAATTAAAATTAACACAAGAACAAGAATATTTTGTTGACAAGTGGATGGATATGTGGGGCAACTGGATTAGAACTGAACGGTTTGATAAAATACAATTTAATATCATTGGTAGATTAATGCAAAGTGTTACACCAAGCGAACCTAGCGAGCCAATTTGTGATGATGATGTTGGAATGATGATCAGTCAAATTGTTGACCAGTTCTTTATGAAGCATGATCCAGCGATGCGGTTCATTGTCTTTTCTTACTACGTGAACAAATGCACTATTAACAAAATAGCTGTAACGTTGAGAAAGAATAGCGAACCAATTCCAATGAAAGCCAGTCCGGGTAAATCAAAAATCAGAGTTCCAAGTATTCTCACCATGAGAAAAAACGTAGAGAAAGAGCTAAAACTAGCGAAAGCGATAATTCACGAACTTCTTGTAACTGGCTTTGTAATTCTTCAATCTGGTAGCAAACGTGCCGTCAACGTGAAAATCAAGTATTGACAAAAAGTATAAACCTATATATCATTTCAATACATAGTGGGCTTTGTTTAAATGAGGTTCACTAAATGAGATTTTATAACCCTGACTAGAAGCAGTCGGGGTTTTTATTTAAGGGTGTAGCTCAACTGGTAGAGCAACGGTCTCCAAAATCGTATGTCATTGGTTCAAGTCCAGTCACCCTTGCCAAATTCACAAGCTCAGTCTTAACGGACTGGGCTTTTTTATTGCCCCAAAAGCAAGGGGGTGGAGATTATGAAAATGAAAGATGCTGGGACGCAATCATATATCTGGTCGGGATTTAGTGGCTTACTTGCTTGGCTAGGCGATCAACAAAACTTGATGATGGTTAGTCTTGCGATCGGTATTGTTACCGCTCTCGTTAACTTATCCTCAAAATTTCATGAGCGAAGAGTGCGAATTAGAGAAGAAGCCAGAAAACTCAAAACGAGAGAAGAAGAAAGAAAAATTAGAATTCGTGACGAAGAACGAAAAGAAGAACTTCACCGGCTACATGTGCAACGATTGAGAAAAGGGCTTGATATAGAATGAAACACGCTAAGAAGATAACGGCTTGTTCTGTTGCAATGATTATCGCTGTTGTCATGTCCAATCACTCAACTGAGATTCGCACCGGTGAGCGTGGATTAGAAATCATCGGTAATGCCGAGGGGTGCGCACGTGAACCATATAAATGTCCTGCTGACGTTTTAACAGTTGGTATTGGTTCAACGGAATTAAGCGGACTACCTATTGAACGTAAAAAATATTCAGACGAAGAAATAGCGAAGCGCTGGGTAAATGACATTAAAGTGGCTGAAAAATGCGTTAATAACTGGGCAAGTGGAAAGAACTTACCGCAAAGTACATTTGAGGCAGCGGTATCAATCACATTTAATGTCGGATGTTCTAAGCTGAAATATTCTACGCTATTTAAACACGCAAAAAATGGCGATATTCAAGCAATGTGCGATCAATTTCCACGCTGGAAATACGCCAACGGTAAAGTATTACGTGGACTTGAAATTCGCAGACAAAAGGAACGTGAGCTATGTTTAGCCGACTTACACAAACCTTGATCGTCGTAATTTTGGGCTTGTGTGTCGCGTTGTGGTTCCAGTTTCAATCTATTTCTAACTTAAAAGCCAAAAACACCATTCAAGCCCAAACCATTTCACTACAGGGCGAAAGTATCAAAAAGCTCAAACAGCAAGAAGAAATAAACAGACAACTCACACTCGAAATAAGCAGACTTGAGAGTGAGTCTAGGAGCAAATCAGATGATGCAATCAATTCTATTTCACATGATGAAAAGAGTGCTGACGCTTACAATGCCAGTGCTCCTCGTTCTGTTGTTGACTTCTTGCGCAAGTAAGCCAGTAGCACAAGTTTGTCCAAGCATTCCAGTCGCACTTCTCGCGCACTTAGATAAAACAGGTTTTAACGGTAATACTTACGGTGACGTTTCAAAGTACGCAGTAATACTCAAACGTGAGCGTGACGTGTGTTTGAATCGGATTGATAAGATTAGAGAATGGCAGAAAGAAGATTTAAATAAGTAAAATAAAAGGCGTGGCGGAGGAATGCCACGCCTTTTATTAGACGACTGAAAGTTGTAGTTTTTTACCGAGTGCTGATAAAGCACGGCTTATTGTGTCAATTTTTGTGCTATGCGAGATATTAGTAATACGTTGCATTTCTTGTGGTCGAACATTAATTCTTCTTGCTAATTCAGCATTAGAAATATTTTGTTCAACCATCTCATTTAATAAAAGCACTTTAGCAAAAACACTATCTGGTAACTCAATTAAAACTTCATCTTGTTTTGCCTCACTTGGTAATGGAACTTTGCGGAAATCTTCAAAATAAAAATCCATTGATGTAATCAAGGCATCTTTTGCCATTGCGACGGCATCGTCGAAGTTATCACCACAAGTTAAAGCTTCAGGTATATCACGAAATGATACAGCATAAAGCCCGTTATCTTCTTTATCAAATTTTGCTGGATATAACATAACTCACCTCATTTTAATGAATGCCCCCTTATTCGAGGGCATTTCTTTTATTTTAGACCTAATTGCTTTTTAACTGCTATTTCAGTTCCCTTTGCTATCTCTTTACTCGGATGTCTTGGGAGAGCTGATTGGTTGCCGTTTAGGTAGAGCTTAATGTGGTTTGAGCCTTCTTTAGTTTCTACCCCTTGAGCTTTCAGCCATCTTAAAAACTCACTTTGTTTCATTGTTCCTCCGTGTTGTTTTAAGATGGTTTTATAATAAACAAAAATGTTTATATTGTCAAGAGAAAATAAACAAAAAAGTTTATTTTTTTATTGATTAAAAAATGTAAAAGGTACTCCTGACGGGAGTGGGCTTTCCACGGGGTTGGGCGCGCGCGGTTTTCGGCAGTTTTTCGAATTTTCAGTCATCATCATCATCTGGGTTTTTGTTGCATTTTTAATCAGTTTTTTCAGACTTTTAATCAGTGGGTTTTTTAGATTATGGATAATTTATTCGACATAAAATTAAACATAAATCAGATCGCCGAACTTGTTGGAATGCACCGCCAGACGGTATCTCAGCGTGTTTCTAGTTTAAAGCCAGCAATTGGCAGTAATTCAAAATTAAAACTCTATTCTCTATCTGATTTAATCAGAATGGGGTTAACTGAAAAGATGTCGACGGATGTCGATTCATTAATGCCACTTGATCGTAAAGCTTTTTGGCAAGCCGAGAACGAAAGATTGAAGTACGAACGTGATACGGGCGAGTTAATTCCAGCTTTTGAAGTTGCACAAGAAATGAGTGCTTTAGCAAAAGCGGTAGTTCAAACATTAGAAACATTGCCGGATATTTTAGAACGTGACGCGGCACTTCAACCGAAAGCACTTATGCGAGTACAACAAATTATTGATGATCTAAGAGATCAAATGGCATTACATATTCAAAACAACAATCATGATGATTCAGAGGATTAACCATGTTTGCATCTGCTAAAGATATTCGACGAGATATAGCGAGTTCAGTGAAAGCACCGCGTCGAATGAAAGTATCTGAAGCAGTCTATGAATATATGCGTGTTCCGATTGGTGGTGGAAATTCTATCAAATGGGATAAGGACACAGTAGGTTATTTAATTGAGCCGATGGATTGTTTAAGTTCTCGTGAATACGACGCGGTTGTTTTTGTTGGTCCCGCGAGAACAGGTAAAACGATCGGATTAATTGACGGTTGGATCACTTATTCAATTATCTGCGATCCGTCCGACTTTTTACTTGTTCAATTAACGCAAGAAAAAGCAAGTGAACACAGCCGAAAAAGGTTGGATCGTACTTTCCGCTGTTCTCCAGAAGTCACAAAAAGACTAAGTCCGCGTAAAAATGATAATAACGTGCATGATAAATATTTTCGTGCTGGAAACTTATTAAAAATCGGGTGGCCATCTATTAATGTCTTGTCGTCGTCTGACTACAAATACGTCGCGCTGACTGATTACGATCGCTGGCCTGATGATGTTGACGGTGAGGGGGACGGCTTTTCGCTTGCGTCAAAACGTACCACGACATTTATGTCATCAGGAATGACACTTGTTGAAAGCTCACCCGGAAAGGATATTGTTGATCTTAAACATCATCCAAAATCAACACATGAAGCACCACCTACAACGGGGATTTTAAGCTTATATAACCGTGGCGACAGACGTCGCTTTTATTGGCCATGCCCACATTGTAAAGAATACTTTGAACCAAGCATGGCAAATATGACTGGTTATAGAAATGATGATGACTTTGTAAAAGCCAGCGAAAAAGCACGATTGCAATGTCCGCATTGTCAAAACTTAATCGAACCATCGCTAAAACGTGAGTTAAATATAAAAGGTGTTTGGCTTAAAGAAGGGCAAACAATAGATAAGAAAGGGAAAATTAAAGGAAAAGGAAGAAATACACGTATTGCTTCTTTTTGGCTAGAAGGTCCCGCTGCCGGTTATCAAAAGTGGGAGCAATTAATATATAAGTTATTAACTGCAGAACATGAATATGAAATGACAGGAAGCGAGGAAACTCTAAAAGCAGTGACAAATACTGACTGCGGATTACCGTATCTTCCACGCTCCGCACTTGAACAACGACGATCTGATGAATTAATGGAACGCCGTGAAGAAGTCGAAGAAAAAACTGTGCCGGCAAATTGCCGGTTTTTAATTGCTGCAGTGGACGTACAAGGCGGCAAAAAACGTCGCTTTGTTGTTCAGATCGTGGGCTATGGTGAAAGTGGTGAACGTTGGCTAATTGATCGCTACAACATCTCTTTTACTCGACCAGATGAACACGGTGAAACGAAAGAGATTGATCCGCGGATTCCTGAAGACTGGGACATTCTTATTTCTGATGTGCTCGAAAAGAAATACCCGCTTTCTTATAACAAGAATCACCTAATGCCGATCTTAGCAATGGCGGTGGATAGTGGTGGTGAAGAAGGTGTAACGGATAACGCTTATAAATTCTGGCGACGTTGCAGACGTAACGGCAAATCAAAGCAAGTCTATCTTGTAAAAGGTGACTCAACGAAACGCCAGAAATTAATTACAAAAAGCTATCCGGATAATACTACGCGCTCAGATCGTCGCGCGTCAGCACGTGGAGATGTGCCACTTTATTTACTTCAAACTGACTTGTTAAAAGATCGAATCAATAACGCCCTCGCACGTGAAACTGCGGGGGCTAATTATATTCACTTTCCAGAATGGATTGGTGAGTGGTTTTTTAATGAATTGACGTATGAAGAAAGAGGACCTGACGGCAAGTGGCGAAAACCGGGTAAAGGCAATAACGAAGCCTTTGACTTGTTTTGCTACGCCCACGCCATTGCTATTTTGCGAGGTTATGAGCGGATCAAATGGGGCGATGAAAAAGACGTGCCGACTTGGGCGAGATTACCTGAAATTAATTCCGAAGTGATTCGCAATGATCCTGTTTCACGAAATGCGCAAAGCAACATTGTAGAAGAAGTTTTACCGAAGCAATCAAAACCACGAGCAAAGAAAAAAAGTAGTTTTCTTGGTGGTGGAAAATCTGGGGGGTGGTTGTGATCTACACAGCAGAAGAACTAAAACAAAAGATAAAAGCACTTGATGAAAAGATCGAAAACGCGCAAAGCCAAGTGAGTTTTAACGGAAGATCGGTCAGTTTTCAGATTAGTGAATTATCGAAACAAAGAGATCGTTATCAAGCAATGCTTGAACAGCTACTAGCAGAAACAGGACAACGATCTAAAAAACACCGAATTAAATTTGCGAGATTTGTATGAAATTAATTGAAAAAATCATTGCAGAGATTTCACCCGGTTGGGCGGCTCAACGTGCACGATCTCGCTTGGTGTTTAATGCTTATGAAGCTGCTATGCCGAACCGAACGCATAAAGCAAAACGTGAGAAAAGCGCAGCAAATACTAGCGTTAAACAAAGCGCTGTCAGTTTACGCGAACAAGCCAGAGCATTAGATCAAGATCACGATATTGTTATCGGGATTTTAGATAAGCTGGAAGAACGTGTAATTGGTTCAAAAGGCATTCATATTGAACCGCAACCACTTAATTTAGATGGTGAAGTAAACGAAGAATTAGCGGAACAGATTCGTGCGAAGTGGTCTGAATGGTCTGTCTCTCCAGAAGTGACCGGAATGTTTACTCGTCCAATGCTAGAGCGTTCTTTGCTTAGAACTTGGTTGCGTGACGGTGAAGTCTTTCTGCAATTAGTTCGAGGTAAAGTAAATGGCTTGCAATATAGCACTAAAACGCAATTCGCACTGGAAGCATTAGAGCCTGACTTCATTCCAATGAACAGCGACCAGTCGCAAAAGCTAGTGCAAGGCATTCACTTGAACGCTTGGCGAAAGCCAATTGCTTATCAAGTCTTCCTTGATAATCCTCAGGAATCGGTCAAAACATACGGCAAAGTGAAAACTGTTCAAGCTGAAAATATGTTGCACCTTGCATTTCGTAAGCGACTTCATCAGTTGCGTGGTATTTCAATGTTGCACGGTGTAATGATTCGACTTGCTGATTTAAAAAACTATGAAGAATCAGAACGTGTTGCAGCAAGAATTGCCGCTGCTTTCACGATGTATATTAAGAAAGGTGATGCGCAAATTTACGGTTCTGACGAAGTCGATAATAGCAATAGTGATTCCGAGCAACGCGATTTTGAAATTGCCCCCGGTGCGATCATTGATGATTTAAAACCGGGCGAAGATATCGGATTGATTAATTCTAATCGTCCAAATGTCAATCTTGAAAACTTCCGCAATGGTCAGTTGAGAGCAACGGCAGCGGGTACACGCTCGAGTTATTCAAGTATTGCGCGAGATTATAACGGCACATACTCAAGTCAACGTCAAGAGCTGGTGGAAAGCTTTGAAGGCTATGCCGTTTTACAAGATCATTTTGTCGCGCATATTTCACGACCGATTTATCGCGAATGGTTAAAAATGGCGATCTTGTGCGGTGAAATCAAAGTGCCATTAGAAGTCGATCAATCAATGCTATTCAATGCGGTTTATTCAGGTCCGGTTATGCCTTGGATTGATCCGATGAAAGAGGCGCAAGCGTGGGCTACGCGAATTCGTGGCGGTCTAGCAACAGAAAGCCAAGCAGTAAGAGCGAGCGGACATAATCCGGCAGAAGTGAAACGCAGACGTGTGGTGGAAGTTCAAGAAAACCGCGAGAAAGGTTTGAAATTCGACACAGATTTAACTAATACACAATCACAAGGAAATAAACATGAAGAAAAAAACAGCGATGGCACTGACAGTGGCGATGGCGGCGGCAAGCGTTCAGATGAATAACGATACGCAGAGCTGGTTTTCAATCAAAGCGGGTGCAAATGACACAGCCGAAATTTCAATTTATGACGAGATCGGTGGCTGGGGAATTAGTGCGAAAGCATTCGCAAAACAATTAAAAGATCTTGGGAATGTGAAAAAAATTAATCTTCACATTCACTCTCCGGGCGGTTCAGTATTTGACGGCATGGCGATCTTCAATTTACTGAATAATCACACAGCAAAGAAAATCGTGTATATCGACGGATTAGCCGCTTCAATGGCAAGTGTTATCGCAATGGTGGGTGATGTTGTCATTATGCCAGAAAACGCCATGATGATGATTCACAAGCCTTGGGGAATTCAGGGTGGTGATGCCGAAGATATGCGCAAGTACGCAGATTTACTCGATAAAATCGAGGAAACACTTATTTCCGCTTATACCAAGAAAACGGGTAAAAGTGCGGAAGAATTAGCAGAAATGCTAGCAGAAGAAACGTGGCTCAATGGTAAAGAATGCGTTGAACACGGTTTCGCAGATCAATTTGTCGAGCCTGTAAAGGCGATGGCAACACTTAATTCAAAACGTTTAGAGGAGTTCTCAAATATGCCAAAAGCAGTAAAAGAAATGTTGTTCTCGCCAAAAGCTCAGACAACACAACAAGCACAAGCGCAACCAGCGGTAGTTAATACTCAACCAGAAAAGGTTGTTGTTGATAATTCTGCTGAAATTAAAGCACAAGCCGAAAAACGCATTGCAGATATTAAATCAGTATTTGCGCCGTTTTCTGATCAACAAGACTTACTTATCGAATGCTTATCAGATGTGAATATCACTGCAGAACAAGCAAAAGATAAATTACTTGCGAAACTCGGTGCGAATACAACACCAAGTGCCAATGGCGGTTATGTTGATAACGGTAACATCGTTGGCGATAGCGTTAAAAACTCATTGTTAGCGCGTGCTGGTAAAGCAGAAATTGAGAAAGACAACGCATACAACGGCATGACATTACGCGAATTAGCACGTGCGTCAATCGCAGATCGTGGCGTGAGTATCAGCGGTATGAATGCGATGAGCATTGTTGGGTTGGCATTTACTCATTCTTCTAGTGACTTCGGTTCCATCTTGTTAGATGTGGCACATAAATCAGTGTTAGAGGGTTGGGCGGTTGCAACGGATAACTTCGATAAATTCACAACGAAAGGATCTGTATCAGACTTCCGCAAACATAACCGTGTTGGCTTAACTGAATTCGGACCACTTCCAGTTGTGGGTGAAGGTGAAGAATACACATACGGCACAATCGGTGATAAACAAGTTGCTGTTGCTATTGCAACATACGGTAAGTTGTTCTCTATCACTCGCCAAACAATCATCAACGATGATATGAGCATGTTAACGCGAATCCCATTCTTAATGGGTAAATCTGCACGCGCGACTGTTGCAAAACTTGTGTACAAGTTGATTACGTCAAACGGCAAATGGCAAGATGGAAAAGTGTTGTTTAGCGCAGATCGTAAAAACTTGATCACTGGTTCGGGCACCAAGATGGATGTGACAACGATTGATAAAGCGATTCAAATGATGAATGCTCACTTAGATGGTGATAATCAGCCGTTGTTAATTGAACCTGAATTCTTGCTTGCGCCAACATCTCTCGCAACAAAAGCAAAACAAGTTGTTGGCTCAACAAGTGTAGAAGGTGCAGACACTAACTCTGGAATTATCAATCCAATTAACAACTTCGCAGAAGTGATTAAATCGCAACATTTACAAGTTGCCGATGCTTTGTCTTGGTATTTAATCAACTCTCAAGCAATTGAAGTGAACTACTTAGACGGTGCAGATCAACCGTATCTTGAACAGCAAGACGGTTTCACAGTTGATGGCGTAGTAAGTAAAGTTCGTATTGACGCGGGTGTGGATGTCATCGATCCACGCGGTATCGTGAAAGTAACCAACCAAGGCTAATCAGTCGAAATTCCAAACCGCACTCTAAAAAAGTGCGGTTTCTTTTTTCTCAAAATAGGATCTAAAAATCATGGCTAAAAATTACATTCAAGATGGCGATACGCTACGTTTTACAGCTAAAAAAGCGGTGAAAAGTGGCGATGTAGTAGTTGTGGGCGAAATGGTCGGTGTGGCAATCACTGATGTTGAAAACAAAGCACAGGGCGTTTTACGTGTTACTGGCGTTTTCACAGTGAAAGCGAAACAAGCCGATAACATCGAAAAAGGCGCGGTGCTGTACTGGGATGAAAGTGCCGGCGAAGCGACTACAACTAAAGGTTCGCATAAAGTGCTAGGTAAAGCATGGAGCGATTCGGGTACATCATCTACTGAAGTTGATGTAAAACTCAATGTCTAGTCCATTCGATCAAGCGTTGGCATCAGCGGATCAAGCGATTGAAAAAACGATGATGTCAACGTATCTAATTAACAATGAAGAATATCAAGCTGTTTATGACGAAACGCCAAAAGAGTTCGAACCGATGAACGGCATTGTTCGCACGCTGACTTTGTATAAAAAACAAGGGTATGAGCCGAGAAAGAACGATGTCGTACAAATTGGTGATGTGGAATATCTTGTTACAAGTTTCACGATAAATGACGGCTTGATCATTCTTCAATTAGAAGAGAATGCAAAATACTAATGGCTTTTGAAGATGAAATTAAACAAGCGCAAAAAAAGCTTGAAAATCTGAATAAAAAAGCAGTGCCGAAAGCGACATCAAGGGCTATTAACAAAGTCGGCTCAAAAGTGCTGGTGCGCAGTATTGCTACTGCTGCGAAAGAAGCAGATGTGCCGAAAAAGTTAATTAAAGGACGGGCAAAGCTTGAAAAAGCCAAGCCATCTCGTTTGTCTGCGTACATTAAAGTTAACCGTGGCAACCTACCCGCTATTCGAATTGTGGCGGGGAAAGGCAGTCCGTTTTTAACACGCGGTAAGCGACGCGGACAATTAAAAGTCGGTAAACGCTTTTATGAGCGCGCTTTTATTCAGAAATTAGCGAATGGTCGCGTTCATGTTTTGCAACGTAAAGGAAAAGCGCGCTATCCAATCGATGTTGTCAAAATTCCTTTAGTTAAGCCGCTCACTGAAGCTTTCGAGAGTGAAGTAAAAAAAGCACTCGAATCAGAAATGCCGAAAGAGATGAAAGCGGCACTAGAACATCAAATTAAACTTGTGGTGAAGAATAAATGAAAATTCATACAGAGATCAGAAAGAAACTTGTTGCTGACATCTCAAAGCGTTTCAAGAGAGTGAAAGAAGTGATCAATGGTAAACCATCGTTTGTTGACATTGAAAACAACTCACCGGTGGTGGCGGTATTTATCAGTAACGTAACACCAACAGGTTATCTTGATGAAACAAACAGTGGGATTTTACACATCTATTTGATGATGAAATCCGCTGCGCGTGAAGACAGTCTTGATAAGTTAGCACAAGAAATTCTCGATTCAAATATTGTTGAATCTTCATTATCTAGTCTAACTGAAAGCGTGGTTTTCTCGTCTTTTGACTACGATCAAGATGAAGAAAGCGGAACGTGGATCGCGGCTGATATTCAATTCACTATTACTTACACATTCGGAGATCAAGAATGAGTACAAATAAAAAAATCACACCGATGAAAGGTGCTGGCACACTATTCTATCGTTTGAAAAGCGAAAAAGAAGCAACTGTTGTTGTTAGCGGTGTGTTGCAAGTTAACGAAGTTAAAAAAGACGCTAACTGGGAACGCATTGCGAAAATCAAAGAGTTGCAACCGGGCGAAATCACAGCGGAAAGTTATGAAGATAACTACTTAGACGACGCCAACGCAGAATGGAAAGGTACATCACAAGGTGCGAAGTCTGCCGGTGAAACATCAATCACACTTGCGTGGTTGCCGGGCGATACTGCACAACAAGCGATTGTTGGCGACTTCGATTCGGGCAAGAAAACCTACTACATGGTGAAATATCCGAATGGAACTCGTGACGTCTATTATGCATGGGTATCTTCACTTGGTAAGACGGTGCCGCAAAACGAAACAATGACACGCACGATCAAGTTAACAAATGTCGGAAAACCGTCATTAGCAGAAAACAACAACGCTGGGGATGAATAATCATGTTGAAGAAAGTTGAGTTCACACTAAACGGTGCAGCAATTCAGTTGTCCGCAATCTCTGCGCTAGACTATCTCAATTATGTTGAATACATGAACGAGTTAGATAAGCCAGAAAACGTTGCAGAATCGGACACAGAAAAAGAATTGCATCGCAAGCTAAATCAAGCGAACAAGTTAAATCTGTTGGTTAATACTCGCTTGATTGCGATTTCTATGTCTTACGCAGAAAAAGAGAAGACAGTTGATGAAATCCAAGATCATCTACTGAATAACTTCACACACACAGACATTCTAACTTTACTTGATAAAGTACAAGATGTTTGTGAATTTCCGAAAGTCGAAAAATCGGAAGATGACGAAGTGGAAAGTGGTGAACAAAAAAACGTTTAGAAGCTGAACTCAACTTTATTCTGAAGTTAGCGCATGAGTTTAGACGACCAGACTTTAAAAGAATGCTCCGAGATATGTCTGTTTCGGAGTATTTTTTTTGGTGTAAATACTTCGGAAAAAGACCATTTATGTTAGAGATGATCGACTATGCGCAGTCGTCGATCGTGAGTTCAGCTTATAACGTTGCAGCGGGTAAAGCTATTTCAAGTGCACAAGACTTTTCTGTGTTAAATCATGTTGTTAGAAATAGTGAAATGACAGATGAACAAATTGAAGACGCAAGCGGCGCAACTGCAGGAGTATTGAGAATTGAATCAGATTAGCAATTTAAAAATCAAGTTGATTGCTGAAACAGTGAAATTCACTGAAGAAATCAACAAAGCGAGAAATTCGCTTGGAAAACTTGGTAAAGCTAAGGGCAGTATTGATTTAACGAAAGTCGCACTGCGTGGATTAGCTGTCACTGCTGGGGTTGTTGCCACTGCATTTGCCGCAGTTTCTGCGGCCGCAGTGCAAGGAATTAGCATTTATGCAGAAACAGAACGCTATATGGCACGCACCGAAGCGCAACTAAAAGCGACTGGTGCAGCTGTCGGTTTTACTGCGAGCGAGTTAGATAAGTTTGCTCGATCTGTCGCGATGAACACGCTTGCAAGCACAGACGGCATTCGCAATGCAATGTCCGTTTTAATGACGTTTAAAAGCGTAACCGGTGATATTTTTAAACAGACGATCAGTCTTGCGCAAGACTTAGCGGAAGTGTTTAAAACAGATGTTGCGAGCGAAGCTAGAAACCTTGGGCGTGCGTTAGAAACACCAACCGAAGCGGTATCAATTCTGAAAAGAAAAGGGATCGAACTCTCGGAATCACAGCAAGAATTAATTAAAAAATTCGTTGAATCTGGCGAAAAAGCCAAAGCCCAAGAATTAATCTTGCACGAATTACAAAAACGCGTTGGTGGTGCCGGTCAAGCGGCAGCTAACGACACAGTAACGGGCGCACTTGATACTCTCGGTCAAGCGACAGATGAGTTAAAAGAAGAATTTGCGAAAGCGACTGGCATTACAGATATTTTTAAAAAATCTGTAAATGGTTTAGCAAAAGCATTTTTATGGCTAACTGAAACTATGCGTGGTCCTAGTCTTGAAGATCACATTACAACACTCGAAAAAGAGCTTGATGTTCTAGAAAAGAGCAAAAAGTCATTAGAAGAAAAACTCAGTAAAACTGATGATAGTGAAAGTAAGGATATTCTCAAAGCAAGAGATGAAAGCATAGAGTCAACAAGAAAAAAACTTGCTGAAGCTCGAGCGGAATTACAAAAACAAAAGGAAAAAGCCGAAGTTGAGCAAGAGGAAGCAAAAAAGCTTAAACAGCAAAAAGAAGATAAAGAAAAACAAGATGCAAGTCTTGCTTCAATTAATGCATTGAACAATCGCTTAAAAACGCGCAGAGAAAAACTCGATGCTCAATATAATAAAGACATAAAAATGATTCAGTCGCTCACGCTGAGCAAGGCGCAAATTGAGGAACAAGGCTTTAAAAATATTGAGGCATTGCGCAAGGCTCATATTGAGAAAGTGACTAAGCAGTATAATGCCGAAAAAGCAGAACTGGATAAGTTAGAAAGTAAAAAATCCGCTACTGCAAAATCATCATATCAAGATCAGCTTTCTGTATTAGATCTTCGCTATGCAACTGAAACACAAAAGATTGAATTAAATCATCAGTTACAGATTAAAAAAATTCAGCAAATGTCTATCTCTGAAAAAGACGCGCGCGCGAAGGGTTTTTCATCTGCACTTGAGTTACGTAAGCACTATCTTGCATTAGAGAATCAAGCTTTTGATAAAGCGATGACTGATCAAAAAGAGAAAATCAGACGTGAAGAACAAGAACGTTCTGATAAAGTGCGGTCGTTTTTTAACGAAATTCGCGGAAGTGGGAATGATCCGTATGTTCAAAATGACATTATTCGTGATGAACAACTTGCGAAAGCAGAAGAAATGCACAAACAGCAATTGTTAAGTGTTGAAGAATTTGAAAAAGCGAAAGCAACAATTGAAGATGCATACAGAAAGCGAAAAGAAGATTTAGATAGAGAATCTGCGATAGCGCAATTAGGTGCCGCCGCTTCATTATTTGACGGATTAGCTGGTTTAATGGAAGCAACTGCAGGCAGAAATTCTTCTGCATACAGAACGATGTTTGCACTTTCAAAAAGCTTTCAAATTGCGCAATCATTACTAAATTTACATGCTGCAGTAATGAAAGCAATGAACGATCCAACAGCTCTTACACCAGCGCAAAAATTTGCCAACATGGCAGCGGTTGCGACTGCAGGGGCAAATGTTTTAAATCAGCTAACAAGCATTACCCTATCTGGTGCACGCGCAATGGGTGGTCCAGTAGGTGGTGGACGTGCATATCTTGTTGGTGAAAAAGGACCTGAAATTTTCGTGCCAGGGGCAAGCGGTCAGATTACTAGTAATGAAAATCTGAATAAAGCACTCGGTGGTGGATCTAATAAAACGGTTGTAATTAATCAAACGAATAACTTTGATTCTAGCAATTCAGATAATGTGGAACTCGCTAAGGTGGTGGCAAAACAAACAAAAGCGGTTGTGTATGAAGTGCTTAAAAATGAAAGTCGTTCTGGCGGAATGTTAGGTGGTAGATAATGACAATTGAAACATTCAAATGGAAATCACAATGGGGTATGACATCTGAAATAACAAGAAATGTGGATGTTGTGAAGTTTGGTGACGGTTACGAGCAACGATCATCAAAAGGACTAAACGATCTTATTCAAACATCCAATGTTATCGTCAGGTTAAATAAACGGGTTCAAGAAAATGATATTAACGAGTTAAAAGTGTTTTTAGCAAAACATCTATCGCTATATGCGTTTTACTGGACCCCACCGGGTAGCAGCGGAAATATCCTCGTTGTTTGTGATAAATATTCCAAAACGGACAATGGTGTATATATTGATTTTGAACTCACATTTAGACAAGTTTTTAATTAAAATTTAGATTTTGATCACAGTATATTTTTACTTTTCTATATAGAATGTACTAACATAATTTTTTATATCAAGGGTATTTGAATGAGAAATATATTATTATTACTTGTATTATTTCCACTTAGTGTAATAGCTACAGATAAATGTAAAACTATACAGGACGATCAACAAAGACTTTCTTGTTATGACTCACATTTTGGAAGAACTGATAGTAAAAATGAAGTATCTAGCAGTTCAAATTCTAAGTCATTATGGCTGTATGATGAAACAAAGGATCAAATGCGAGGTACTACGACATATAAAGCCAATTTAACATCTAATAATTCTGCTAATTTTGGTTCTCCATATGGTGAGTCTAAATTAGATATTGTATTAAGAAAAAAAACCAATTCTAATGATGTTCTATTCATTATTCATAGTGGACAATTTAAATCTTGTTATAGAGAATGTTATGTTGCAATGAAGTTTGATGACGGGAAAGTGGAAACAATCGAGCTTGTCGAAGCAAGCAGCGGTTCTTCTGATGTTAGATTTATTTACAGCAATAGTGATGTTAAGAAATTTTCTGAAAAATTGAAAAAATCGAAAAGGCTTATATTAGAGTTTTCTTTTTATGATTTTGGAAGTTTTCAGTTTAATTTTAATGTCGAAGGTTTAGACTGGAAACACTTTTAGGAGCTAATATGAAAAAAGGAAGTATCATAGTGATTTTACTTTTGGTATTAGGGCTTTCAGGAGTATTTAGTCTTAATTTTTTTACGATTGTGAAGCCTATGAAAAGTGTAATACAGGATGATTACCGAAATAGTGGAATTGAAGTATCAGTTCATTACGATAATTACATTAATACTAATGTATTAGTATTTGATTTAGGAAAAATTGGTGCAGATAACAGTCCCGCTGATATATTTAGAGTTTTTTGGCAATATGCTCAAAAAATTTCAGATAAAAACTTTGATAAAGTAATCCTTTCGTCAAAAGGTAAACCTAAGTTTTATATTTTAGGACAACATTTTAAGAAGATGGGGAATGAGTATGGTAATGAAAATCCCATTTATGTAGTTAGAACATTTCCAGAAAATGTATATACAATGGATGGGCAAAGGGCCTTCAATAAATGGACTGGAGGATTACTTGGTGTCTCATCAAAACAAATGGAAGATTTTTACGAGTTTAATAAGGAATGGTTTATAAATGACCTATTAAAATAACTATAAAAAAACCTTAATCTATAGGGTCTTTTTATTAGGCCAAAAAACAAACCTCGAGCGTTAGCAGCACTCGAGGTTTTTTGTTTCCTACTTCCCAGAAAAATGAAAGAAGGAGTTATATATCTATGGATATTGTAGAACAATTATTACCTATCATCAAGGAGTTACTTATGGAATATGGTTTATGGGAAACGACTTTAGCCTTAACAATCTCTGCTGTTTTTATTGTTATTGCTTGGCGATTGCCAAATATCTTGTCAGCATTAAAAGACTGGCGGAAGTAAGTTTTTATTTTAGCAGCTAAAATACTTTACAAAGCTAGACGAAAGGTCTATATTTATTTTCAAGGTGTCGAAACCTTAACAACAAGCGGTAATCCGCACCCGACAGCATGGCGGTTTTTTTATGCGTAAAATTTATTATCAACTGCTTTTTTCTCTCAAGAATTTTGATTACGCATACCCAAAATTTATCTATGCCGAGAGGGTGAGGAATACAAGACCCGAAAGGGAAATAACTCCAGCCTACTTGTTGAGGCTTTCGAACCTCTTGGCACCCTAATTCTAGGGTTATCTAAATATCGAAAAATGCAACAAGGAGACAATTATGTCTAATCAAATCTCAACTCAAACTCAAACCATCTCTTTTTATGGCTCTCAATTAATTACTTTAAAAGTCGATGATGTAATCTATACAGCGGTTCGCCCTATTGCTGAAGCTCTAGGTTTATCTTGGAGTACACAAAAGAGAAAGCTAGATAATTCAATGACTAAATTCAGTTGTGTTCATATGAACACAACTGGATCTGATGGCAAAACTTATGAAATGCTCTGTATGCCACTTAAAAAACTCAATGGCTGGTTATTTAGCATTAATCCTGAAAAAGTGCGGTCAGATTTAAAAGAAAAAGTGATCCAATACCAAGAAGAATGTTTCGAGGCACTTTATAACTATTGGTATCACGGCAAAGCAGAAAGAAAAACAACCACAGACGAAAGAACAGGACTAAGACAAGCTGTTAGCCAGTTGGTCAGTAAAAAAGGCTTAATCTATTCAGATGCTTACTCATTTATTCACCAACGCTTTAATGTGCAACATATTGATGAACTGACAGCAGAACAAGTCCCAATGGCGGTAGAGTATATTCATAAGATCGTTTTAGAGGGTGAGCTCATTACAGATACATCGCCAAAAATTAAAGAAGATGAAATCGTCGTGCCTTACAATGTGTTTTATTCTTTGTATAAACACGGACAACGTGGGCGACAATTAGGATATGAAGTGAGTATTTTATTGGATTCCTTGTTGAAATTATTAGGCGCAGAATACGGAAGACCTAAGCTCACAGGATTAGCCTATGATTGCCAAGCCCAATGTATCCATTGGCTAGATTTAGCTGAGAAGATTATTGATAAGAGAAATTTGATTTCTTAGTATTTTTGCAGTAAGATTTCCCACAATAGCCAAATTGTAATGTATTTTACTTTTTGGCTTTTTTTATATCTAAAATTACTTAAACATCTTTAAATTGGTAGATACCAAGCCGAAAGGTAGGAGCGTTGTGGACAACAAATAACCTCGATCAGAAATGGTCGGGGTTTTTTATTACCTAAAATTTATAAAAGGAAACCAAAATGCAACTAGCAAACCCAGAAAATTTTAAACAATTTGTACAAATTAAAGACCAACAAACCGTAACTACATCAGAAATTGTAGCTAAGGTTTTCGGGAAAAATCATTCCCACGTTTTACGAGATATTCGAGCATTATTGGATATTTGTGATGAAGATTTCACAAAATCCAACTTTGGTCTTTGCTTTAAAAACAATGAGTTACAAAATGGAAAACCACAACCTTATTACGAATTAACAAAAAATGGATTTATGCTTTTGGTTATGGGTTATAAGTCTAAAAAGGCGATAGGAATTAAAATTTCCTATATTAAAGCCTTTGATTATATGACGGAAGAATTAGCTAAAGGTGGGAAACATTTGCTTGAACAATACTATGCACTGCTTGGTGAACACAAAGCAGAAAAACAGTTCGCCAGTTTATGTGGCAAAGGGTTGAGCGAATGGAAAGGTAAAAAGCCTGTTTTAGAAGCCACAATACGTATTATTGAAAACAAAATGCAAATTGAGTTACCAATATTGACAGCATAGTAAAGGTATCGAATTTTTATTGGAGCAAATATGAGCATTTACGGACAACTTCAGCAATACGCTGCACATGGTTGGATTGAATTGTTTGAGTTAGATCTCACTAAGTTTGGCGATATTGTCTATCGTTTCCACGATGGATTAAGCCCATTAGGACAATCGATTGTGTGGCAAGGGCAAGAATATACGCCTTATCCAGTGAAAGTTGATGGGTTTGCAGTTGATGGATTAAATCCAGTCAGACCAAGTATTACATTCTCGAACCTTGGCGGTGCGATTACGCTAGTTTTAGCGAAATTAAAAGGCATTGAAGGGGCAAAGCTCACACGTAAACGGACGAAGATTATCTATCTTGATGCAGTGAATTTTGAAAACGGCAATTTGACCGCCGATCCGCACGCGCATTTGCCAGACGATGTTTTCTATATTTCGCAAAAGACCGCAGAAAATCATCTCACAGTCAGCTTTGAGTTATTACCTGCTACCGACTTAGAGGGCGTGAAGTTACCACGCAGACAGATTGTGGCGCACTACTGCACGCATAAATACAAAGGTCAGTTTTGTGGATATACAGGCGATAAGCCGACTTGCTTAAAAACATTAACAGATTGCAAAGCACATTTTGGAGAAAACGCAGAACTACCATTTGGCGGATTTCCAAGTGCCGCGTACATGAGGATTTAATATGAAACATATCGATGATGCAATAGCGCACGCAAAACAAAGTTACCCGCACGAGAGTTGCGGTTTTTTTGTGCTTAAAAACGGGAAATTACAATACGTTGCTTGTACTAATCTTGCGCAAGACACCGAAGAAGAGTTTTTGATCGGTGTTGAGGATTGCGCTCGCGCGGAGAAAATCGGTGAAATTCGAACGGTAGTTCATTCACATCCAAATGAAAGCTGTTTGCCGAGTATTGCAGACCAAGACGCGCACAAGGTCAGCGGTTTGGAATGGTGCATTATCGGTCTAGAGGGTGACGAAGTTTCAATGCACTTTATGCCAGCAGTTACCGCGATCCCCGATTTGTACGGGCGGAAATTCATTCACGGAATGACCGACTGTTACGGCTTCGTGCGTGACTGGTATCAACAAGAACTAGGCATTGAACTACCGAACTACAACCGCACAGACGGCTGGTGGAATGAGGGCGCAAATCTCTATGTTGATAACTTCGAGCATGCGGGATTCTATCCAGTCGATGATTTACAAGTTGGTGATGTGATTGTAATGCAGATTAATGCAACCGTGCCGAACCATGCCGGTGTATATCTCGGTGATGGTTTAATTGGTCATCACCTCTATGGGCGTTTATCAAGTAAGGATGTTTATGGACAATTCTATCGCGACAGAACAACGCACATCGTGCGACATAAGAAAAATACGGCTCAAGGGTGAGCTAGGTAAACGCTTTGGCAAGGTCCATAAGTTAGCTGTGAAAACACCTGCAGAAGCAATTCGCGCATTGTGTGTATTAAAAGAAGGCTTTAAAGAGTTTCTCTTAAATTCAGAAAAACACGGCATTGTGTACCGCTTTCTAGTGCAGAGAGAAGATATAGACGGAACTCCAGAAGAATTTCAAATGCAGTACGGTGCAAAGACAGAGTTTCATCTTATCCCTGTTATTCGTGGATCGAAACGAGGTGGATTATTCGGTCTGATCGCAGGTGCCGCACTGATTGGTTTGTCAATCTGGAACCCTGCTTTTCTTGGTCTATCGACATTTGGCGGAACAGGTATGCTTGCGAATGTTGCGACTGTGCCGTTTATGATTGGTGCATCTCTCGCACTTGGCGGAATTTCGCAGTTACTTACGCCAATTCCAAAAATGGATGGTCCACAAGAACGCCCAGAGAATCAACCGTCTTACCTGTTCAATGGTGCAGTTAACACTACGCAACAAGGACAACCAATTCCCTTGTTGTATGGTGAATTGATTGTCGGTTCTGCAGTGGTATCAGCCGGACTGACAGATAAAGAAGTCCCAGTTAGAACGGGTTCACAGAGTAATAGTGGCAACTTAGGAAAAGGCAATAGTCTTAAACTTGCGGGGTAATAAATGCAAATAGTCGGTAAAAAAGGTGGCAAAGGTGGCGGTGGTGGCAGAACGCCAGTAGAAGCACCGGATTCACTTCGCTCACGCTCTTACGCAAAATTCATTGATGTCATCTCGTGCGGAGAAATTGAAGGTCCGGTAAATGGATTGCAGTCTGTCTATTTCGGTGATGTGCAGTTGCAAGACGAAAATGGAAAATTCAATTTCAACAATGTTGCTATCGAGTGGCGACCGGGTAGCGTAAGGCAAGCGCCGTCTGAAATCTGCGAAACGAACGAAGTCACAACAGACGTTAATACAGAAATTAAAAAGAACAATCCGATCACGCGTTCAATCATCGCACAAGACGCCGACATCGCACGAGTGACTATTACTGTACCGGGATTAAGTCATCAGAATAAAAGTAACGGTGACATCAACGGCACATCAGTTGAATTAAAAGTCGAATATCAAGCAAGTGGCAGTCAGTGGATTGATGCTGGAAAAATTGTTATTAGTGGTAAGACAACAACCTCATATAACCGTGAACATAGTTTCCGTTTAACAGGCGAAGCACCTTGGAACATTCGCGTTACACGTTTAACTGAAGATTCAAACAGTCAGACGCTACAAAACAAAACGATTTTCTCTAAATTGACGACTGTTTTTGAAGAAAAGTTAATTTATCCCGGAGTGGCTTATGTCGGCGTACAGATTGATGCCGAACAGTTCAGCTCGATACCAGCACGCGGTTATCACTGTCGCGGAATTAAAGTAAAAGTGCCGTCAAATTACGATCCAATTACTCGATTATATACAGGCGATTGGGACGGCACCTTTGTTGTTAAATACTCAAACAATCCCGTTTGGATTTATTTTAATTTACTCATTAACGAAGAATACGGAGCCGGTGAGCATATTAAAGAAGACATGCTCGATAAATGGTCGATGTATCAGATTGCGAAGTATTGCGATCAATTGGTGCCTGACGGTTTCGGGGGATATGAGCCAAGATTTACTTGTAACGCTTATATTCAGACACGACAAGAAGCCGGCAAGCTATTGCGTGACTTAACATCCGTCTTTCGTGCGATGAGCTACTGGGCAAGCGGTACGCAAATGCTTGTCCAAGACTCACCGAAAGAGCCGATGTATCAGTTCAATAATACAAACGTTATTGATGGTCAATTCAGCCGTTCAGGCTCAAATGTTAAGACACGACATAACGTTGTGTTAGTGACGTGGAACGATCCAAAAAAATACTTTAAACAATCTGTTGAATATATCGAAGATGCCGAATCTATCGTGAAGATGGGGTACATCTCACAAACGGAAGTTGTAGCGTTTGGCTGTACGTCGAGAGGACAAGCGAGACGACTTGGCAAATGGCTACTCTACACAGAGCAACACGAAAGCGAAGTAGTAACGTTCTCGTGCGGTCAAGATGGTGCAATTCCAATTCCGGGTGAAGTCATTCAAGTTTCAGATGTTCACCGCTCCGGTGAGCGACGTGGCGGACGCGTTAAAACTGGTTCAACAGTTAATCAAATCATTCTTGATGCCGCGGTTGAAATTACCAAAGCCTCAACAATCAGTATTGTGAATGGAGAGGGAAAACTCGAACAACGTAACATTACACAACGCGGAAGTTTAACGGAAATTAACGTCAATCCTACATTCACTTCTGTGACAGAAGATAGTACGTGGATCATCGCAAATAGTGACATTGAGCCTGAATTGTATCGCGTTGTCGCGGTGGTGGAAGGTGAAAACGGCACCTATACCATTAGTGCGGTGAATTACAATCCGTCAAAATTTGCGTACATCGAAAATGGCGAAAATCTTGCTGAGTACGACACAACGAATAATACGCTAGAAACTGGCGTGAAAAACGTTGTCATCACGGATGAAATTTACCGTGGCCGTGGTGGCAGTATTCAAACAAAAATCGTCGTGAGTTATCAACCGGCAACCTCGCTGACTTCACGTTATCAAATTGAATATCGTGCGGGTAACGAAAACTGGCAACAGCTAGAGCCAACTACGCTAACATCGGTTGATATTCCGAACGTGAAAGACGGAGTGCAGTATCAAATCAGAATCCGAACAAGTAACGTATTGGGACTGTGGTCAAATGATAACGACATAGAGACCTATGAACCGATCGGTAAGTTACGACCACCGCATAATGTGACGAATTTACGACATAAGGCAATCGCACAAGAAGGTGCATTTCTAACGTGGGATATTTCGCCTGATATCGATCTTGAGTATTACGAAATCAGAAAGGGCGATACTTACGAAAATTCACGGCTTGTTGCAAAGATTAAAGCGAATGAGTTCAATCTTGGCTTTATTCAAGCCGGCAGTCATAAATACTGGCTAAGTGCGGTTGATTCTTCCGAAGTTCGATCTGACGAACCTACACCAATCTCATTCACAATTACAGGTGGCCAAGTTGAAAACTTAGTCGCAGAAATTGTTGGTGATGAAGTATTGTTGACATGGAATGAAACGCAAAACAATTCATTTTCGACAGAACTTTACGAAGTGAAAAAAGATGATGAAGTGCTTGCGTTGGTGAAAAGTACGTCGTTTAAGTTCAAAGCGGATTTTAGCGGTAACAAGACGTTCACGGTGACAGCAATCGATCTCGGTGGAAATCGCAGTACATCAGCGCAAGCACAGTTGATCATCCATCAACCGACACAAGTTAGCATTTCTCAACAAGTCATTGATAACTATGTCATGTTGCGCTGGCAAAGTGCGAAAGCGACACTGCCAATCATCTATTACGAGTTGAAAAAAGGCGACACGTTCGACAATGCGGAGTTCATCACTAACATTGACGGATTAGCGTTTCCTCAGTTCGAAACTGTTGGTGGATTGTACAAATACTGGATTGTCGGTGTAGATAGTGCCGGCAATCGAGGTGAACCGCAGTTCACGCTTTCAAACGTTGCACAGCCACCAGATTACATTCTGAAATACGACTACAACACAGAGTATGACGGAGTAAAAAACGGTTCGGATAAGATCGACGGTAAATTGTATCTTCCGATCAAGACTGAGACATGGTCGCAACACTATCAATCTAATAATTTTACGACACCGCAATCGCAAGTTAATGCTGGATTTCCGCTTTATCTTCAACCGACCGCGACAAGCGGTTATTACGAAGAAGAGATGGATTACGGCACAGTATTAGCATCGTCAAAAATCACACTAACGCCAAAAGTGGTGAGTAGTGGAAATTATGATATTAGCTACTACATCGCAGTGAAACAGAATGAGAGTGATGGCTGGCGTGAACACAATCAAGCATCTGTGTATGAAACTAATTTCAGATATATCAAGTTCAGAATAACAGTAACTAACGCTCAGAAACCTGTTGTTATTGAGCAATTGAATTTGAAGCTCGATCAGAAACAGAAAACTGATGGTGGAACGGTGCAAGCTAACGCAAGTGATGTAAATGGAACGTGGGTGGCATTCTCAACAGAGTTTATTGATGCATCCGTTCCAGTTCTCACACCGCAATCAACACAACCGCTTTTTGCCACATCTGATTTTAAAGATGAGCCACGACCAAAAGGATTTTACGTTTTCTTATTCGACAAGAATGGAAATCGCGTAAACGGTAAAGTGGGTTGGGTTGTAAAAGGGGTATAAAAAGGAGTAAACAATGGCAGATTTTAATAAGCCGACAGTCGATAGTCATTACACGCAATTCCCAAATGAAATTAGAGCCGCAGTCAATGCGGCTTTATCATTTCTAGAGGGTGGCACACATACAAATATTCCGATGAAAGCGAAACGTTGGAATCCAACAAGCAAGATTTTTGAAGAGTACAACGGTTCGCAATGGTTGCCGATGGCGACTGAGTACAAGTTACCCGTCGATTACAACGTGTTACGTAATAAGCCTGTGCCGTCGTCTGCAACAAATAGTGACAGTGAAACGACATTCGCAAGCTCAAAAGCAGTGAAAGACGCGTATGACTTGGCAGATGGAAAGCAAAGTCCGGCAACAACACTTGCTGGTTACGGGATTACTGATTTGGTCGTGAAAGATCTCACAACAGAAGATTTGAACAACGTAACAGTTGCTGGGTTTTACTCACAAAGACTGACGTCTAGAGCGACGATAGAGAAAAATTATCCGGTTAACGAAGCTGGATCGTTAGTTGTTAAACCGTCAGCTTATGTGTTGATGCAAGAATATACCACCAACTTAAGTAAGCGTATTTATATAAGAAACAGAACGGATTATGTTGGCACGTGGGGCGAATGGAAGCAGGTTGATGCAAGCGTTCTAGCAACAGAAGTGCAAACAATTAATGGCAAAACTCAACAGATAGAAGCGTATTTTAATCAGTATAAGTCGCAAACAAATCTAAAAATTCAAGAAATAGAAAGCGGAATAAGCGCATTAAGTGTTCTTCCTGAAAGTCGAATTGTGTGGTCTGGAAACGTTACGCAACATTCAACAAATGTGCTTCAGCTATCCGAGTCTATTCTCGGGAAAACGCTTATTTTCTATTTGCAAGCATCATCCGTTAATTCGTTACAACAAGATCACGATGTTAGTACCGTTACTATTTTCGTAGATAAATTACTTACTAACGTTACAGGGGCTAAATATTTACACGCTGCTTTATATGCAGGGGGCTGGAGAAACTGTCAGATGAGACTTGTGAGTGAAAACCAGATTATTGTCAGAGATATTTCTGGTATGTATTTAAAACAGATAACCGCAATTTAGAGGGATTCTCATGAAAGTATATTTCTTAAAAGACGACTTAAATCAGTATCAGATTTTCCCGGCTCCGCAAAATTTACAAGATTTTATTGAGTTTGAAATCGGAGATGGCGTGGATCTTGAAAGTAAACAACTTATTCTTTGTCAAGGACAGTATATTTTAGTTGATAGACAACCGTCTGAATTACACGTTTGGAACTGCGATAAGTGGGTTTTAGATGAAGAAAAACAAGCGCAACTTCTTGCAATTCAACAAACTGAAATGTGGGAAAAAATCAAGAAAAAACGCTATGAAAACGGCTTGGGCGGTGTATATATCACTCGAGTCGGCAAGTGGTTTCAAACTGGCGAGGAAGAGAAGACTAAGTATCTTGGCTTAGATAAAGTGATTGATTCACTTGGTGAAATTGACTGGAAGTGCTACGACAATTCTTTCATCAAAATGAACCGCACTTTACTCAATGAAATTTTTCTACAAATGGTCATTGATGAAAACGCAGATCACATCAATGCAGAAAAACATCGCGCGGAAATGATGAAATCAGCAGAACCGCTTAATTATGATTTCTCAACTGGCTGGAGTGCTAACTATGAAGAAGAGTAAATATTGGCTGAATGTGGCGATTGGATTAGATCAGTTATTCAATACTCTAACTTGGGGAAGTCCAGACGAAACACTCTCAAGTCGAGCATATCGAGGGGCGGTACTTGCTGGAAAACCGAAGAAGAAATGGAAATTTTTCCACGCTTCAATTAATAAGTTGTTTTTCTGGCAAAAGGAGCATTGCAAGCAAGCGTATCTTTCGGAAGTTGAGAGACGGCAATTGCCGAGAGAGTTTAGCAAAGTTTGA